AATAGAAAATTTAATAATTATTAAAAAAAGCTTGACTTTTATAAAAAAGGGGGTATAATGAAGGTAAATAGTGAGTAATTAATAATTATCTGGAGGTAAGGAAAATGAAAAAAGAGAATTTTAAAGGATACGAGCTTCAAAGATTAATCGGAAAGCTTCGAATTAGGGGATTGAATATAGAAGCTGATAAACTCGAAAAAGACCAGGCTCCAAACTATCTTAGCCATGAAGCTACAATGATAATTGAAAGAGAAAAGAGGTATTAAAAATGAGCCCGGCCACATTAAACAAACTTAAAAAAATTAAAGAAAAATTAAAGAAAACTTCTTGAACTACCGTAACCCTTTGAAATCATTACGAAATAAAATTTTAATAATTATTAAAAAAAGCTTGACTTTTATAAAAAAGGGGGTATAATGAAGGTAAATAGTGAGTAATTAATAATTATCTGGAGGTAAGGAAAATGAAAACGAAAATGAAAATAGGAGATAAAATCAACGTAAAAGTTGCATGCCGTTGGGGATGAGTTAAGGGATGGCGGGTGATCACTGGATTTAGTGGAAAGGATGTAACTATTCGGTGTAATAGCACCAAAGATTTTATCGTCCATAGAAAAGAAATTCTTGACTGGGAAGAAAAATTTTAATAACAACCAATAAGAGGTACGGAACCATGCAAAAAGAAAAAGTTACCCTGTTCAAATGTGAAAAATGTGAACAGCAATTTGAAATGAAAACTGATATGCCTTGGAGTGGCTTCAAGAGCCTTCAAAAACAAGATTGCCCTTACTGCCCAGGAAAAGCCTATAAAATTGATGAGTGGACTTTAGAAAGTGCCTTAGTTGAAATTAAACGATTAAATTTTGTAATTGAACAAAAAGAACATACCGAAAAAGGGTTAATAAAACAAATTAAGCGACTGAACGCAACCGCTTTAGATGAAAAAAGATGTAAAGAATTACGGATAAAACGAATGGAAAGAATTTATGAATAAAAGAAAATAATTAAAGGGTACTAAATTATGAAAGTATATAAGCTGGCAAAGTTAATTAAAGGAAAAGACGGAAGGGCACAAATCAAAATTACCTTCCCATTTTCTAAAGATGAAATTGACCATGTCAAAACGCTCCCCGGGAGAGTATATCACGGGAGGCAATATCCTAAATATTGGACATGCCCACTCTGCATTGAATCAGTAGAATGTTTAAAATATTGGGAATACTGCCTTGGAGAAGAGTTGGAAGGGTTTTTGGAAAAGGCAAAAATCCATGTGGACGATATAAAAACAGACCTTAAAATTCCTAAATTGGGCGGCACGCTCTTCCCCTTTCAAAAAAAAGGAGTAGCCTTTATTGAAGCCAAAGAAGGACGTGCCTTAATTGCGGATGAAATGGGCATCGGGAAAACGATTCAATCCCTCGCATGGCTACAATTACATCCAGAAAAAAGACCAGTAATAATCGTGGTTCCGGCCAGCTTAAAATTGAACTGGGAACGGGAAGCGCATGCGTGGATGGATTCTCCAAAAACGCAAATACTATCGGGGACCAAAGCAGAAGAACCCCTCACCGGGGACATCATCATAATCAATTATGATATTTTATCTGCATGGGCTGAAAAACTTCAACAATATAAAGCACAAGTCCTGATCGCAGACGAATGTCATTATTTCAAATCCAACGCCACTAAAAGAACCAAAGCAATCAAAATACTGGGGAAAACCATCCCACATATAATTGCTTTATCTGGAACCCCAATTATCAACCGGCCCGTGGAAATGTACAACGCGTTAAAACTAATAGATAATACTATTATGCCTAATTACTGGGCATATGTACAGCGCTATTGTGGGGCAAAACACAATGGATTCGGTTGGGACTTCACCGGGGCGTCCCATACGGAAGAACTCCATGAAAAACTTACAAATTCCATCATGATACGTCGCCTCAAAAAAGATGTGCTAAAAGACCTGCCAGATAAAATACACAGCATCATCCCGATAGAAATTGATAATTCCAAAGAATATGCTCAGGCAGAAAAAGATTTTATCACGTGGGTCAAAAAAAACAAAGGAGGGGAAGCGGCAGAAAAAGCATCCAACGCAGAAGCGTTTGCACAAATTGAAGCCTTAAAACAACTCACCATCAAAGGGAAAATGACGCAGGCCATAGAATGGATTAAAAACTTTTTAGACATCGAGGGGAAACTGGTGCTCTTTGCTACCCATAAAAATACCATTGATGTCTTAATAGAAAAATTCAAAGGACAAGCAGTAAAAATAGACGGCTCCGTATCCGGCCCCGCCCGGCAAACAGCCATTGACCGATTTCAAAATGATAAAACCTGCCGATTATTTATAGGCAACATCAAAGCTGCAGGGGTTGGAATAACACTTACAGCGGCATCTAATGTAGCATTTTTGGAATTGCCATGGACTCCGGGAGAGCTGACACAGGCAGAAGATAGGTGTCATAGAATTGGGCAAAAAGATGCAGTGAATGTATACTATCTAATTGCCAACCAAACAATTGATGAAAAAATTGCCAAAATGTTAGATGATAAAAAAAAGGTGCTTGATAGCGTATTAGACGGCAAAGAAATAGAGCAAAAAAGCCTACTCGCTACATTAATTAACAATTACAAGGAGAAAAACAACATGTACCACATGCAAGAAGCAAATTTCAAAAAACAACGGGATCGTCTTGTTCAACAAGGCAACCAAGCAAAACCTATCATAACAGCAAAACAAAAAAAGGAGAATAAAAAGAAATGAAAAAGAAATTATTTTTTGGAAAGTTTAACTGGCACGGAGAAGTTCACGAAATCTGGAAGCACGCTACAAATATACAACGGGCGGAGTTTCTTATGATCAAAGAATTGGGTATTAAATTCAACATAGCAGAATACCAAGTGCGTCAATATTTTAATGGCAATCGAGATAATTATAAAATTAAAAAGAAAGGAAAGTAATATGAAAGATTTGAATTTGATCAAGAAAGTCGCGTGGAGTTTCCACAAAAGCACTGGGATAGAATTTGAAGAATTATTTTCTGAAGCCGCTTTGGCGTATGTGGAAGCATTACAAACATATAATCCGCACAAAGCAAAACACTCAACATGGATGGTGCATAACATGAGGAACCATCTAATTACATTTTGCGCTAAAGAAAGAAAACAGGCTTCTCAATTCCTTTTCTCCCAGAAGTATTACATGCCTGCGCAAAAAATTAGTTTTTGGAGACACTACAATGAAGAAAAATTAGAAATTACCTCGCGGGAAAATTTAGAAAGGGATTATTCATTCAAAGAAATGCTTAATGATCTTCCGCAAGATCTAAAATTAATCTGCAAAATTATATTTGATGCCCCCGAAGAAATCCTCGCGGGGTCAGCAAAGGCAGCAAGAGGAAATCTTGTTACCAAATTGCGGGAACAACAATGGTCATGGCCCAGGATATGGAAAAGTATTAGAAATATGAAGGCCGCCTTAAATGAAAATACGTTTTTTAGTATAATATAATGACAGATAAATGGGCTCCAGAGAATTTAATTAAAATACCCGTAATATGATGATTGACCTCTGGGGTCCATTTTTATAATAAAAAAAATAATAAATGAAAATACAAGACCTCTATAACGATTATAATATCCCAAATCAAACAGAAGGGCATAAACATTGCCATCCAGGGTGGGTACATACTCCCTGCCCATTCTGTACAGGGAACCCCGGGCTGCACCTTGGGTTTAATAAAACAAAAAACTATTTCAAATGTTGGCGTTGTGGATTCCACCATATAGATAAAGTTTTAATCGCACTATTACATGTATCCCAACGAGAGGCCAAAGAATTAATAAGACAATATGGGGGACAATCATTTTCTGAAGCTTCCACTATTAAACCGCAAGGCAAAGGTTTCAAATTTCCATCAAATTGTAAACAGATGGAAAAGCAACACTGGGCCTACCTTGAAAACAGAAATTTTGACCCTGATAAATTAGAACAAATTTGGGGATTAACAGGAACTGGACCTGTTAGTTTCCTGGATAAAAAAGACTACAAACACCGAATTATCATACCTATTAGATGGGGAGGTGATATTGTTTCTTTCCAAGGCCGGGACATAACAAATCGAGCAAAGCTCAGATACAAAGCATGCCCATTAGATCGAGAATCAATCCCGCACCAAACTATCTTGTACGGGTTGCAAGAAAGGTGGGGAAACATCGGTATCTGTGTAGAAGGGGTGACTGATGTCTGGCGCCTTGGATTTGCCGCCTTTTGTACTTTTGGCATCAGTTTCACCCCTCCACAGATCCGATCTATTGTAAAATACTTTAAACAAGTGGTTATTCTATTCGACGATGATCCACAAGCGCAGGTGCAAGCAGATAAATTGAAGGCTGAATTGAAATTCCGAGGAGTTAAAACACGTAAAGAAATAATTAAAGGTGACCCGGCCAGCTTATCTCAAAATGACGCGGACAAGCTGGTCAAAGAGATAACCCAATAAATTTATTAAAAAATAATTTCTATTGACTTTCTCTGAAAAAAGCTATATTATAATAGACATGGTGCTGCCGGGCCGGGCGGTTTAAAAAAGGGGGGAGCCTGTTTCTCCCCCCAACCATACCAAACTATCTAACAGGAGGTATCTAATGAGAATAGGACATCTAGTTTTACTGCTAATAATCTTAACATTTCAAATCATCATAATCCAAAAAATTAATCAGATTCAAATTCCAACAGCCCTTCCCAAACATTTTATGTGTACCACCACTGCGTACACAAATAGAATCCAAGAATGCAATCAAGATAATTCCCATACGGCAACCCTTGAAAAACCCATAGCAGGGTGGACTTGTGCTGTCAGTCGAGATCTAATACATTGGTTAGGTGGAAGGATCTACATCAAAGGGATTGGTGTGCGCCGGGTGAATGATTTAATGAATGCCCGTTTTAAAAAAAGTATAGACATCTTTTATGGATCTCTTAAAGATGCAAAGAAATTTGGGAAACAAAAACAAATAATAATTTATCTGGGGAGGTGATTTATGAAATGGTACATAAAAATACTGCTTCAATTTAAACGCGCAAGGTTTAAAACTACAATAGGAAAAAATGGATTATTGATGCGTGGAGGGGGAAAATGACCACAAAAAAAGGACATGTACGAATCACAGAATATCCATATCGAAACGTAGCCATTATGTTCTGCGAACATTGCAAAAATTATACTGGAGTACGTACCGAGGACGCCCAATTTGCGTACCTTGAAATCAATAAATTCCGGGGAGCACATGAACACCTGGAGGGAGAATAAAATGACCATTAAGTATGTAAAAAACGCAAAAGACAGTGCCCTTATTATCACACCAGATATATTGTGCCAACCCGCTGATAGAGCATTTCTGAGAATGGAAGAACCGGGCACAGGAATCCCTATAACAGTAATGATCTTCAACACAGATGGGACATTTACAAAGATTGAAGAACTACCAGACACCCTGGGCCTGCAGTTAGATAGTAAAGGCGCTATTAAGGAAGTGAAATTGGGATGAAATCCAGAATTATTAAAAAAGGAAAGAAAAGGAGGAAAAATGGAAAGAACAAATAAAAAGAAACCACAAATACAATTAATGGCGTTAGAAACTTTTTCAGGAAGTGCTTTTCTAAGCATTAACAAAAAACTGCTATCAAAATATGGCCCTGAATTAACCGTATATATCTGTAATTTGATAGATAAAATGCAGTATTTCCTCCAGAATAAAAAATTAGGGGCTGATTTATCCTTCTTTTTACTCCAAAAAGACCAAACAATACAGACGGGAATGTCTGAATATCAATTACGTAAATGCAAGAAAAAACTAAAGAAAATGAATATCTTACATACAGAAATGAGAGGAATCCCCCCGAAAGAATTTTACATCCTAAACTTAGAAGAATTGGTAAATAAGTTTTTAATGAATATTCCTTTAGTTTTTAAAGGTATTAAGGTTCAAAAACTAAAGGATAGTGGGTTAAAAAACTCAACGAATATTAAGGAGACTAAATATAAGGAAAACAAATATAAGGAAAACAAAAATATAAAAAAAGATTTTTTAGAATTATATCTTCCAAAGGAATCGATGAAAAATACTTCCTTCCAAAAAATAGTAAAAGAATTTATCCAGCACCGCAAGGAAAAACATAAACCCATCACTGACACGGCCGGGAAAAAATTAGCAAATAAACTTTCCCAATATTCCATTGCCCAAGCTACCACGGCATTATTACAGTCAATTGAAAATGGATGGACGGGAGTATTCCCAGAGAAAAAAGACACACCTAAATCCACTGGAAAAACTGGCAGTCGAAGTTTCGAGTCGGGAAAACCCGGTAAATATGCCGAGGCAGCAAAGTTAAGAGAAAGAAATGGAATATGAAATTAATTTATGGTGACTGTTTAGAAAAAATGAAGCAACTGGAAGATAATTCGGTTGACTCCTGTGTTACTGATCCTCCTTATGGCCTAAAATTTATGGGTAAAAAATGGGATTATAATGTTCCAAGTGTTGAAGTTTGGGAAGAGGTATTGAGGGTATTAAAACCGGGAGCTTTTATTTTGGCGTTTGGTGGAACCAGAACATATCACCGAATGGTAGTCAATATCGAGGATACAGGGTTTGAGATCAGAGATCAAATTCAATGGCTGTATGGTTCGGGCTTTCCGAAAAGTTTAGATATTAGCAAGGCGATTGATAAGGCGAAGGGTAAGGAGAGGGAAGTTGTTGGATATGGTAAACGAAACGAACGAGATACAAAACCCTATGGAGGCGATTCTGAAAGCACATTTGCATCAAACACCATAAAAGCATTAGAAATCACAACCCCCGCCACTCCCGAAGCTATCCAATGGGACGGTTGGGGCACAGCCCTAAAACCCGCTAATGAACCAATCTGTCTTGCCCGGAAACCATTATCAGAAAAGACCGTTGCCTTAAATGTTTTGAAATGGGGTTGCGGCGGAATTAATATTGATGGGTGCAGGGTGGGAATGTCACAAGATGACATGGATATGTTGGAAGCAAAAAGCAGCAAAGAATTTAAGGGAATTAAACCATTTGGGAATACAGACATAAAAGGATCGGCATTAAAACCTAACCAGCAAGGCCGTTTTCCTGCCAACGTAATCCACGATGGTTCTGATGAAGTGGTGGGGTTGTTACCTAATAGTAAAAGTCCTAAAGATTATAAGCATAATATTCACGACACTGGAGTTTTTTTTAATACTGGAATGGACGCATTGGATATGGGCAACGGTTTTAACGACTCCGGTTCCGCCGCCCGATTTTTTTACTGTGCTAAAGCGTCAAAAGCAGAACGCGGAGAAAATAATACACATTGCACGGTCAAACCATTATCACTTATGAAATACCTTTGCAGACTTATAACACCACCCGGAGGGATAGTTATTGATCCATATATGGGAAGCGGAACGACTGGCATGGCTGCTAAAGAAGAGGGTTTTGACTTTATAGGTATAGAGAAAGACCCTGAGTATTTCAAAATAGCGGAGAAGAGAATTGATATTATCAAATTTGGAATAAAACATCTGAAAAAAAAGAAGCAAGGCTTTTTCTTTTAGAAAGGTATATAAAAATGAAGTGTAAAATATGTGGCCGGGTACATACAAGAAGGGCTTGTGAATTTTGCGCCCGGGAAAAGAAATGGGATACAGTAAAAGTAAACTGGAGGGAAAAGATATTTCCACCGAGAGTGTGTCGGGATTTAGAAATATGTAAACCCCCAAAAGACTTCATCCAGGGGCATACGAAAAATAGTATATGCATTCAAGGACCAGTTGGCTCTGGAAAAACTATATTTGCCGCGATGCTTTTAGAAGATATGAAGAAAAAAGCCTTTATTGAGAATATAGTATTTCCAGCATATTTTATTTCTGTGCCTTTCTTACTAAGCACCCTTCGGAATACTTTTTCTGCCGGAGCTCAGCAAGATACAGAAATGGACTTGATCACCTTATATG